CATTGGTTTTAAAATACTCATGCGGAAAAAGATCGCCATTTGCTACGCGCTTTAAAGCGGCGGCGTGAATGATCGCATCTACCCTATCAAGCGCGCGAATGATGCTTTTTTTATCTCTTACATCTCCCAAAACAAAACGCAAGCGCTGGTCTTGAAAGTGTTCACTCATGCGCTCTTGTTTTAACTCATCACGCGAAAAAATAATCAAGCGCTCAAGATCTTTTCTTTTTAGTAGCTCTTTTGTTAGCGCGTGTCCTAAAGTTCCCGTTCCACCTGTGATTAAAATTCGTTTCATAGTTTCCTTTTTTGCATGTAAAGCGCGCTTTACAAGTACCGCTTTACTTTGCTGTTTGTATCGCTCTGTAAAACCTGTTTTCAAAGTTCTTTTGGAAAACCGCTTGCACCGCTTGTTGTCCGTCTTTGTAAAAATCTAGCGCTTTACGAATAACAGCCTTTGGAATTAGCAAATATTGCGCCTCTAGCTCTTCACCCTTTCGTTTAAACATCACACGCTTGCCTGTCTTTGTCTTAATGATAAAACCTTTTTCGGCCATAACCTTTGTTGGTGGGTTCTTTTTTCTCAAATTACGTTTGTTTTCATTTTTGCCGATAGGAATAGCAATTGATCGCCCGTAGGGTAGTTTTGTTCCACCCTCTTCATGTAGCGATAAAAAACTCAAGCCAATCTTTTTCAAATCACCAACTTGCGCCTCTAGCTTTTTCTTGCTAGCTTTTTTAACTCTTGTAACAAGAGCGGGAAAGCGCTTTATTTTTAATTCAAAAGCTTCTGGATAAGTTTCTTTAACAATTTTATTGCGCGCATAAAATGCTGTGTCATTAAGGGCCAACATAGTAGCAAATGGCACTTGTTTTTTGTGAATTGATTGCATCCAGCGTGAAAAACCCTTTAAATTTGACTTAACTTTAATTTGCATAGTATTCCCCCTTACAAGCCGTGATTTCTTAGCTCGCTTATAAAAAAGCAAAGATAAAGCTGATAAAGAGACAAAAGCGCAAGAAGATATGATTTTGCATAGAAGGCCAAGAAAATATAAAAAAATAAAATGGATACAGAAATAAGTAGCGGGCTAGTTGTCTTGCGGACCATGTTCAATCTCTTCGTTTTTGGTTTGTTCGGCTAAACGCTCTACTAAAAAATCAATTTTTGCGTTTATTGCGTTCATATCTGTTAAAATGTCTTCTTTTTTATCTTTTTCTTTTTTTCTCTTACGAGTCGTTGGAGTATCCAAAACAATACGCCTAGACTTTTCGCGAAACATTTTATTCCATAGTGGCAATCTTGCGGTATCAAAGCTTATCAAAGTAAAACATGATTCAAAATCTTCAAAGCTTTTGTATTCGTTGCCAAGGCGCGGTACTAAATAATGGGTTAAGTGCCATCTGATTTTAATTTCCGCTTCGTGAAAATCTTCACAAAAAAGTTTTGTCGAAAAGTTTAGATCGTGACCGACTACGTTTTGATGATCAAGCATCGTTAAGAAATATTTCTTCATACTATGATAATTTCCACGGGGTAAAGATTTTCTACCATTCTTTTTTTCATTTTAAATTCCTTTGTCTCAAAACCCTTGACGTCTACAAACTCAATGCGCCCGTCACAATAAAAAACCTGGAAATCGACGCGGTATTTGATGCCGCCTGGAAGATCAAAGGGAACTTGCCTTAAAAAGAAGTCTACACGGTCGCTATCATGGGTGGCTTTTTTTAAAAGCTTTAAACGCTTGTAATATGCGGCCTCTTTTTTAGAGTCGAATCGCAAGCCATCTTCAAAACAAGCTTGAGCGTTAAATTTTGTTCTTCGCCAAGTAGACATAAAAATTTGCTATAGTTTTCTTTAACGATAGCAAAAACTTTAAGACACTTAAATCTTTTTTTGAGTATTTTTGAAATTTTTTTTAGAAAAGAAAAGAGCGGCCAAAGCTTAGCCGCTCTAAAGCAAAAAAAAGGCAATTATTTTATATTATTTATTTTGTACAAAGCCCACAAACAAAGTCCAAATACAAAAACAACACTGAAACTTACAAAAGCCGCGTTAAAATCTTCCATCTTCCCCCCTCGGTAGATTATGGCGGGTCCAACATCCAAAGCTTTTCTTGGAAAAAGTCTACATCTGCCGCAAATTTTTTAGCTTTTTTAAGATGCTGCTTAGCCTCTAAAAAATTATCAAATGCCTCGCCTGCAAATTCCGATAGCATGTAAAGAGCCGCAATTAAAGCCTTTTCTTTAGATCCTGCGCCGCCAAGAGATGCGACTGCCGCTTTGATAGCTTCGCGCATTACGCGCTTAGCCTTTATATCTCGGATTTTAGCGGCTTTTTTGTCGGCAAGGTCTATTTCCTTGTGCATGGCCCTTGCGGCGGCCTCAGCAGCTTTGAAATACATTTCTCGTTCTTTTAAATAGAGACGTTCTTTCTCCGCTTGGCTAATTACTTGTAAAACTTTAGAGTTTGGCTTGTAATCGTCAAAATTTTGGTAGCTTTCAAAAGCAAAAAGGCTATCAATTGCAAAAATTGAAAAAGTTATAAGCGCGCCTCGAAAGATTGTTTCTGAGATTATGAGTGTTTCTTTGTTTTTCATGCTCATTGCGATTTTAAAAGTCACAAAGAGACAAAAAAATAAAATACATTTTAGCATTGTACCACCTGAGCTAAAAAGGGCAAGAATGCCTTGCCCGAGTTTGAGCAAATACAGCAAGAAAGATTTAAAAAATTTTCTACTTGCTCAAGCCAAAACAATAGCTGATCTTTTTTTAAAATTAAAGCCAAAACGATAGCTTAAAAGCGCTTAAAGTAAAAGACTCAAACTTTTCAGCCAAAACAAACATTAAGCCCTAATCGCTCTAAAAACTCGTTAATACGCGGCACAAAATCATAATTCTTAAACTCAAAAATTTGGGCAAAAGTTCCGTTTGTAAACTGGCAATGAGAGTTCAAGATTTCAAAAGACAAGCCTTTAATCGGTTTTCCATCGTAAACGCCAAGCTTTTCTATTGCAGCTTCTCTGTTTTGCTCTTCTATGCTTCCTTGATCTTTTGGCTTAGCATCTTCCCAGGCTGGCTTTCCATCTAGGCCAAGAACGGACCGTAAAAGGCCAAAATGGTTTGTTACGTGATTGCTTTTTGCATAATCGGCAAATTTTGCCACCTGGCTTTTAAAAAACTCAAGATCCATGCTTTTCGAATGCTTAAGGATTGTTCGCTTTTGCGATACACTAAGCTTTAGATTTTCGATTGTCTTTTGCTTTTCAGAAAAACCAACAAAACCCGAATCGGGTGCTTTGGCTTTCGAGACTTTTTGAGCCTTTGGCGGCGTTTTCTGGTTTGTTAGTTCTTTTTCATTAGTTTTAATATTATATACGCACATTTTGTCGTGGTCATGAACGCACATTTTGTCGTGGTCGTAAACGCACGTTTTTGTCGTGGTCGGTAAAATTATTTGAACGGCTTTTTCCTCAACGCACGTTTTGTCACCCTGGCAAGAAATATTTGAACAAATTCGGTGGACGTAAGTTTTTCTTGTGGTTTTTACTTCGTATTTTATTTTTCCGTTTTCGTCTTTAACTGGGTTTCCCATCTTATCTTTTATTTTTGTAAATGTTTTCCTAGTTTCCCGACTAATGAGTTTAAACTTTTCAAGGCATTTGAGTAAGGCTTGGACGGCCCTAACACTTACGCCTAAAAATTTTGCAATCTTATCGTCTAAATCCTTTGTATAGCCATCGTAATAGCTACGCGATTTGAGAAAACCGTAAAGCAATTTGGCTTTGCCTTTTATTTTTTTATTTTGGGCTATTTCTTTGGGAATGACAATCAATCGTGGAAAAAAATATCCTTGATTGTATAGTATTTCATAAGTGTCTAAAAATTCTTGGTGTGGATTGGGATTTATAAAAAGATCCCTTTCCACTACCCAGTTAAATTTCTTTTCTTCAACTTCCTTTGATTCTGAAACTAGAACGTTTTTTATATCGCGATCAAGTAAATTAAAGTTTTCAAAATCTTCAAAATATCTTTGAATGGTTCTCTCGTCTTTATTCATTAGCTTTGCAAATTGTTTGTTTGATCCATAAACACGGTTTGTTGCAGCAGATAAAACGCTTAATACTCCAAAAAATATTTTTGCATCTGGGCACAGATTAGGGTTCATTGCAACGTGGCCATAAATGGGCACTTCATCAGGAAATGTAAAATGTGGTTTTTCTTGAGACAAAAGAAAGCTCCTTCGTTTTAATTAATATTCTTGTTTAAGCAAGAACCTTGAAGAAACCTTCGAGAAAAGAGATTAAAATAATCTTTTAGTCTTAGCGAAAATCAGCGTTTATGCTAATATTAGGCTAGTTCGAAGTTGGGAAGTCGTTGTTATGTCAATTGAAGCGACTTCCCTTCTTGCTTTTCACAACTTACTCTCATCAAACATTTTTAAGTAAGTCTTTTTTCGTTAAAAGAATTTTTCCATCTTTCTTCTTATGCAATATCCGTGCTAAATTTTGCCCATTATAAAAAAAACAAAGGTTTATTGTGTCGCGAAGTGAAAGAAGACAAAAAAAAAGAGAAGAAAAGAAAAAACAAAAAATATCGGGTAACTCGTCGCTTCTTCCAATAAAATGTCAAGAATACTCAAATAGTATGCGCAATTTTTACAAACAAGGAAAAGGCAATGTTTTAGACTGGCTTGAAAGTTTGGGCCATGAAAAGCTAAGAGATTTACAACCTGAAGACTCTGACACCGAAAACTTAGAAAGTAATCAAAAGGATTCTATTGTACTTTACCTAGCGCTTGTTGCAAATGGCTTAAATCTTAGAAAAGATACAACTAAAGAATTTAGTTTTAGCTGTAGCGATGAAGAAATATGCAAAATGACAAATGTTTTTATACATTATGTATATCTTGCTTCTTTAAAAAGTAAAGGTCTAATAGAAGCAAATCTTACATCCGATTCTTTTTTTGAGTTTGAAGAAGGCGGTTTTTTTGTAAAACTCAAAGCTAGAGAAGAAATCCCATCCGAGTTTCTTGGGCTTTACGACTTTTGCAATCAACTAGCTTTAGAAAGACAAACAAACGATTAAATAATTTTTTTATCTTTTGCTATATGCAAGATTCGTGCTAACTTAATCAAGTTTTTGCTAAAAAGCTTCCTCTATACTCCCTGCTTTAAGCAAAAATCGCAGAAAAAGCCTTGCCCTTTCTTTTGATTCGTCATTTGATTGGGCTTTTTTTTTTCTTTTTCCCACTTATTCCCACATATTCTGATTTATTCTGAAAAATTAGCTATCTTTTTTTGTTAAGTTGCAAAGACTTGCAAAGCCATTCAAGAAAGCTCAATTTTTCTTTCCCACTTATTCCCACTAAAAGCACTTTTTCAAATGAAAACAAGTTGTAAAATTTAATTTTTTTTGATAGATTTTTTTCGAATATGCATTTGTTTTTGCCGCTGGTTTTTTTAGAGAATTTTTCCAGCGGCATTTTTTTGCATTTTTTTGAGCATAGCGTGCCGCCAAAACTTTTTTTGTTTTTGCGGCTTTTTTTGAGTCTTGTAATTTTGGGGGTCTTGATTGACCCTTTTTTTAGAGGGACATAATTTCGCGCTCTTTGATCTTGTAGCCAAGTTCAAAAATTTGCGTCTCAAGATCAATCACTTTTTGCATGTAGCAAACTAAAATTTCTCTTTCATAGTCTTTGCAAGATCGTGCTTTTTCGAGTTTTTCAAGAAAGTTGTTATAAATTTTCCATGTATTTTCAAGGTCTTTTTTTAATTCAAAAAGTATTTGCGTATCATTTCTAATTTTCATATAAAGTAATTATTTTAAAGCGGCTTTAATGGCGGTTTTAAGACAGATCTAACATAATGCTTATTATCCGACCTTGTACAATATTGTAATAATACACTTTTTCTTTTAAATTAAATTAATTTCTCATAATTCCCAAAACCGCCCTGTTTTGCTATGCTCAAAGCAAAAAAAAAGGCCAAAAATGGAACTCGTTAAAATGTTAAAAGTTTTTTGTATCATTAGCGGCTTTTCAATTTATTTTTACTTCATGCACAAATTAATTAAGCGCTAATCATGTATTATGATCGAAACTGCAAGCCTATTGAATTCATGGAATGGGCGGCAAAATTAAGATCCAATATTTACAAAATTGTTAAATATGACAAATTAAAAAACGTCACCATTAGCACCGTATGGGTAGGCTTCGATTTAAGCTATATGGAAGAACTGGTTAAAGTTCCTAAAATCTTTGAAACCAAAATCTTTTATAAAGACGGTAAAGAGATAAAGAGCATATTTTCTGCTACTGAAAAAGAAGCGCTAGACGTTCACGAAGTTTTTTTTCTTCAATTTTCTTAAAAAGCTTGCAAGATTCAAAAAAATATTTTAATCTAAAAAAACATTTTCAGGTCTCCATAAGATCTTATAAGCATTTTTTTCCGCTTAGTTAGTTTTGTTTGTTTTTGCCCGCAAAAAACCACCTTTTGCGGGTTTTTTTTGCCAAAAATAAATTTTAAAATGTTAGGATGTATCCCTTTAACAAATTAATTAAGGGCCGCAAAATGGGCGAACTTGTCAAAGAGCAAAACTTCACTCCCTCAAAAATAGAATTAATTAAAAACACAGTTTGCAAGGACGCTACAAACGACGAATTAGAGCTTTTTTTGCATGCTTGCAAGCGAACTGGCCTTGATCCTGTTTTAAAGCAAATTTACGCCGTTAAACGCTTCGACAAGAGCATTAATGCAAATGTTATGAGCGTTCAAATTGGAATTGATGGGTATAGGCTTATTGCTGATCGAACGGGCAAGTATGCGCCAGGAAAAGAGACAGAATTTAAGTTTACCAAAGATAACAAGCCATTTAGCGCTACGGCTTTTGTTAAAAAGCTAACACCTGATGGAACTTGGCACGAAGTTAGCGCCACGGTTTTTTATTCTGAGAGCGTACAAACTAAAAAAGACGGTACGCCGACACAGTTTTGGGCATCTAAGCCGCTTACAATGTTATCTAAATGCGCCGAAACCAATGCTTTGAAAAAAGCCTTCCCTGGTGAGCTTGCTGGCCTTGAAAACCAAGAAATTGCAAGCGCTGCAAGTTTTGAGCAAGCGGACGATAAACGGGTAAATAATTCCCAAATCTCCGCTTTGCTATCCATCATTAAAGATGATCAAGACTTGATGCAGCGCTTTTTAGACTACCACGGTATTTTGAATATGGGCAACTTACTTGCCTCAAAATTTGATGAAAGCGTGAAATTTCTAAAGCTTGCTAAAGAAAAGCAGAAATAAAGTTTTTATTCCTCTTCGCTATCGGGTGTTAAATCAATATCAAGGCCAGTCTCATGTTTGATAACGGCCTCGGCTGCCTCTTCAATTAGATTATCATCTTTGAGATAAAATCCTGATCCAACGCCTGCCAAAACGACCAAAACTAAAAGCGCTATTTTCATCTTATGCCCCTTCATTTTCAAAGTATTCTTTGCTTTCTGGTAAAAGAAGCTCGATGCTTGTTTGCGACAAACCATCTGCTTTTAAAGAATTAATCTTTTGCTCAAGCAAAGCCTGCCTTGCGGCCTCTGCCTGTTCTTTATCTTTTTGTGCTTGCGCTTGGGTCGCTTCATGCTCGGCAATTTCTGCCGCTGTCATTTCGACTCTAACGCCTTTAACCAACTTGTGCATTATGTTGTTTCCTTCATTCCGTATAAATAAAATTTACCACCCTGAACATTTCCAGATGAGAATAAGAACCTAACGGCATCGGTGATTTCGTTAGCTCCTCTTCTTGCGCCCAAATGGGTTTCATAATTATAAGCTGTCCCGCCCGTTCCTGTGTGGGTAGATCTACTTGTTAAATAAGTGTTATTTGAAGCATCATCTGTGTTATATAAAATAATCTCACCATAAATTCCATCTCCATTAGCTCTATCATTTTCTGCAATTAAAATTTGAGAAGCAGAGCTTGCCGAGTTGTTTGTTTGAGAACCTCCTACAATCCTCGCATGCTCATAGATATATGAGGTAGTTTCAAAAGTAGCGCCATTATCATTTGAGAACCTTAAATATAAATCACCTCCTGACGTGTCCGCGTCTATACCGTCCATAACGATTTTAAAACTTTTGTATTGAATAGGAAGTGCAATATCAATGCTGGCATCTGTGCTAGCTTCAGATTTAGAAATAAACTCCCAGTCTCCTTCTTCGCATTTTGGTTTTTTTCCAAAACCGTCTTTTTCATTGTCCAATGCTTGAATTGTCCAAGCGTCGGTAGCGTCCATTTGAGCGCGGATTAAGCCGACTAGCTCGCAAGCGTTGCCGTTATAGGTTGCTTCGTCAATGTTGCTAAAACTAAAAAAATCTCCAAACGCGTCGGCTACTGAATCATCTGGTGCGCCAATATTTGCGGCGGCGGGTGTTATTTTTGCAAAAAGATTTCGGCTTATCATAAAAGTTGGGGATGCGTCGCTATCGTTTGCGACAAGATAAACGCCTAAAGTAACATCTGTTGGAACAGCAACGCTTGTGAGAAAGCCCAACAAGTTATTGTCAATGTCACCCTCGGTTAAAGTCTGATTGCTTGTGATTGTGTGTAATATTGGCTTTCCATCGGTAACATTTGAAAGGGTGCAAACATAAGCGGGGTTAGTGGCTGATAAATCGTTACCATCTCCACCTTTAAGCGTTAAAACGCCGGCTGATAGGCTCATTGATAGGTTTTCAACGTGTCCAGGTATTAAGCGCATTGCGCTATTAGTTAATGCTCTAGATACGGTTAAATCTGTAGTTGTTAGATCGGCAACTAAATCCCCTGTTTGATCAAGTTCAAAAATACTTATCCAAGCGTCGTTGGCGCTATTTCTTTGCTTTAAAATGTTGGTGCTTGTGTCATACCAATATTGATAAGCAAACATTGTGCTTGGCTCTGTAGCGCCTGAATTGTTGCTAACAATTGCGCTCAAAGCGTTGTTGATATCAGAGCGCACGGCGGCTGCTCCGTCATTTGCTATGTTGTAGTCATGTTGCGCCATGATATTTTTCCCCTTTAGCTTGCCAGGTGTCCATAGCCGATAGTTGACCAATCAAACGTGCGGTCTACGGCTGTACCTAGCGAATTTTTAAATGTTATTGTAAAGCCAGTAGTCGACTTGCTAGTTATCTCGTAGTAGTCCCCTTGCTGGCCGTCTTGTAAAGCTATCCCTATCGCTTTGACGCTTTTAAAAGCTGGTGAATAGGTAATTGCATAAGCTCCAGCGCCGCTTGATAAATCGCTTGCGCCGTCTACTCTGTCGGGCATATCAACTGTAACGGATAGAGTTTCAATTCTTGGCGTTTGATAAACGTTATTTGATATTAGTTGCGCTCTAAATTTCAAGCCGCGCGCTCTGTATTCCCCAACAAAGAAATCTTGCCATGCGGACCATGTAGGCGTGCCGCTTGGGTCGTCATCGGTTAAAGCCACTTGTAATTTTACGTTAACATCGGGCGCTGTAGTGGTGTTTAAATCGTCCCAATTGCCCTCTAATTGATCTAACAAACCTTGTAGAGAATCAAAACTGTTTGCGTAGTCAATTGCGAATTGATCAATATTAGAAGTAACTCGGCTTGTGTAAACGCTGCCCAAATCAACGGGATTTTCAAACTCATAAGTTCCCGAACTGTAAACGCTGCCTTGTCCAGCATCTAAAAGCCCTAGCCAGTCGTCCATATTCCCAATCATATCGTCCCAAAGCGTCGAGTTGTCGAGCTTTAGATACCCATCTGAGACTATACAATTTGTTTTGCTGCCTGGATATGTCGGGCTTTCTGTTTGCGTTTCAATCACGTTAATATCTTTGACCGACTCAAAAATAGTTGTGATTTCTGTTGCTGTGACGGATTTTTTCCCAAGAGTGTCAACGGCTTTTATAAAATAAGTCCCCGTCATCGCTGGACTTGTTACGCCAGTTATTGTTTTTGGGATTCTAGGGAAAAGATCTATGCCATTTTCAAAAGTTTGTCCGCTTGTTTTGGTCGTAAACTTAATTTGGTAATAATCTAGATCGCTTTCAGTGTTTGCGTCCCAAGTTAAATAAGCGGTTGTATCTACAATATTAATTGCAAAGTTTTGGACAGCTGCGGGCGCTGTTGATCTTCCTACAACTTCATAATTTAAATAAGTTTTCCACGCTGAAACTTCGCCAGGGTGCGAAACGGCCCTAACTCCTAAATCGTAAACTCCATTTTCCAAAACGGGAAAAATAAAAATTCTAGTCGTGTCGCCTGGCAATTTAAACATTCTGTATTTTTGTTCATTGCTAGCTTTGTAGCGATATTCAATAAATTCTCTTTGTACACTGGCTCCTAAATCTTGCGGCTCAATGTCTATAATAATTTGCGGCGTTGTGCTGCCGTCCGAATTTATGATTAAGGCGTTTTCATCACTATATACCTGTAGTATATGGGGAGTATCGGGCAAAGCCCTAAATCTTGGTGGTGTATTTGTTATTTTGGGATCAAAAGCGGGTATGCTCCCAGTGTCGGCGCTTAAAATTGCTGGCGCTGCGTCAACAAGTGTTAAACGTGCGCTTAAATCTGAGCCTGGCTCAATACTTTTAACAATTAGATCTACGCTTTCTAAACTAGTTTGGCCAAATTGTATCAAGTCGCCTGCGACTGGTATGCTTGCCGCTGGTATGGCTGTTGTAAATTCTAGTTGCGTAACGGTATCTACGGGATTTACTACGCTATGCAAAGAGCTTGTGCCGTCACTTGCTCGGATTCTTACATTATAAGTTAAACCGCTTAACATCGTGACTTCTTCGTCAATCGTGATATGCGTTGCGTCGCCGCCGCCGTCTGTTGTTACGCTTTTGATTCTAGCGCCCTTTTGCCCAATGCTTGTTACATCATGCAAAACTTTTACAAGGTCGCCTCTTGTACAAATAAGATTTTCAATATCACAAGTTAGGCTATAGACTTCGGGTCTTAACCTTGCCGACGCTAAAAGATAGCGGCCTTCTCTCCATGCTTGGTTTTCGCTTGTACATCCCCAAACTTGCATCGCTTCAAATTTACTAGCGTTTGCAGCGCTGTAGCCGTCATCATAAGCAATAACTTCTTGCTGCTGATAATCGCGGCTTGGGTCTATATATCGGCATTTTATGCCGTGTATCTCTTCTTTAAAAACTTTAACGGAAGAAAAGCCAAAACTATTTCTTGGTGTGAAATGCTGAACTGGCGTTGATTGTTCAATGTCTCGAACAACTGTATATTTGCCGTCTACCATTGCAAAAGACGCTCGGCCTGCGGCTGCTATATCCCTTAAAAGCTCAAAAACGGTTGTGCCATAATCAATAACCGCGTCAAATTGCCATTTAGCTTGTCCATCTTGCGCTAAAGCGTCGCAAGCGTCTGCCCAATTTTTTAAACCGTCACCATCAATTAAACTATCATCAACGGGATTAGCGTTTGCGGCTCCTCTTAAAACTTCGGCAAAAGCCCATGCAGGATTTCTTGTTGCCACGGCGCTAGTCCATGCGCTGCCGTTCCATTTTTCAAGCTTTGCTTGTGCAATTGCGTTGAACTGATCGACAACGCCGTTTAATTGATCGGTGGCTTTTATTCTCATAGCTACCATGCAATGCCCTGAAACGTTGATCGGACTTGTTTGTTTTACGCTCTTTAAATTGCTAATATAAAATTGATCAACTTTTGTATCTACGGCGCTATCAGCCGTTAAACGTGTTAAGCGGATGTCATATTGATCTGCACTGGCAAAAGATATTCTTTCGCTAACATACCATTGTTGTTTTGTGTTGTTGGTATAGGTTCTTGTTGCGTAAGTTGTCCAAGATCCAGCGTCTACTTGCTTGTATTCATATTTTATTTGTACCGTAGCATCGCGATAATAATTATCTTGTGCGTCAAAATCAAACATGCCGACAAAATAGCCATCTATAACGGCCTCATTTGTATTTGTGGCTGTTGTGATTGTTTGTGCGCCGCCTGATGCGCTAACAAGTATGTTTTGGGGGTCGGGACTAATATCCGTTGAATAAAGCTTAAAATCATTTTCCGCGCCTGTGCCATATTGAATTTCTGTTTCTACGTCTTCAAAGTCGGAAAGGTCTGTATTTCCTATCTTTAGGTCGGATAACTGAAGCTCGCCATATCCAAAATCAAAGAGCAAGCGCAAGTATTGCTCATTTCCTGAAATTTCAGTGTAGGGCTGCGCTGCAAGTGTGGGATAAACTTTATAACGACCAAAAACGCGAGGGACTACGCCGTAAGGATTAGCGTTGTTTTGTGAACCTGTAATTTTTAGTGTGGGGGACTCTCTAACATCGCTGCCGCCTCTATCAAAGTTTGCTCTTGGTGGTGGAATAAGAGAATTAACGGCAAATTGCCCAACTGTCATGATTGTTGCCATTCCAACAGTTTGCGCGGTAGTAGCTTTAAAGCCCATGAAGCCGCCAACAGCACCGCCAAATTGCGCGCCAACGGCTATTAATGCGACAGTTGCAACAATTCTTAAAACGTCTTTGCCACTGCCGCCACCGCCGCCGCCTTGGGGACAAACTTTGATGGTAACTACTGTATCGCCTTTTACTATCGTTGTATCAAAGTTTTCTGGCTTTACATAAAGCGGATCAAGCTCAAAATCTTTGTCCGATATCCAAACACTAGCGTGACTTTGTAAAAGCTTGTCATGTAAAGCGTGCTTTACAAGGTCGCTTACTCTTGATTTTGCAGGCGCTGCACTTTCTACTCGATAGTAAGAAAAAAGGTGCGGCAAGGTTTGAACTTTGATTTCATCGGACATTATAAAAACTTCTCATGTCTGAAAACTTTATAAATTCGGGGTTTCCAACGGGCTGTTTTGTACTTCTCTAAACAAGAATTTTTACCCTTTTCAATATGTAACATCAAATAATGATTTACAATCAATCCAACGTGTACGGGCTGGCCTTGGATTCGAAAAAGGATTAAATCTGCAAAGCCTCTCTTATCAAAAGGTATTTCTTTGAAGCCGCCTTCGTCTTCGTTGCCTTTAACAATTTTGGCTATTTGCTCAATCTCTTTTGTACTTTCGTAGTCTGTAAAGCTTGGCAATAAAACGCCAAACCTTTCACAGTAAACACGTCTAAATAAGCCCCAACAATCTACTTTTTTAAAGCGCCCGCGTTCTTCGAACTCGATGCCTATATAGTCTTGTAACCAAAAAGTTTGCATTTTACCCCCCTTTGTAAAACCCGCTTTACATCTTCGACCATTTCCGTAGCGTCACGAAAAAGATAAAAGTTTCAAAAACTTAAAAAAGCCCTGGATAGTCAGCGGGTGTATAAGTTCCAGCAGGGTAGGGTTCGTTTAGCAAATCATTAAAAATGCAAGTTCCCGTCAACGTTTCTGCGTTATATTCGACATTGCGAATTTTCATATTAAACGGCCCGGCCTCGATGGTGTCGGGATCGCTTGCCAAAATAACGTTTAAAGTTAAATCCAAAGGACTCGATATAGAGCGCACACCCTCAACTAAAAGTTTATCTACATTGCTAATAGTTAGCTGCACCTGTTCCATACTCTCGCCATCTTCACCAGGTAAAGCAAATTGAAAAGGGTAGGCTGTGTAAAGGTTGCCGTTGCTAGTTATATTTTCCCAGTTGTTAACAACACGGATCGGGCTTGCTAAATCGGTATGATCAATTTCTATAATCATCAAGAAAACTTCGTTCGTTTCTTGTGAAAAAATGGCTTGTTTAGCTGTGGTAGAAAGTGATCTAGCCATTAGGGTAGTTGCTCCAACTTAATACTTACTCGGTAGTCAATACCGTTTGAAATGCTAATTTCGGGCGCGCTTAAGAAGCGAAAAGTTTCTGTAACAGCCGTTCTTGGGTGCGTCATTGTAAAGGTATCTACCCCGTCGTTTTGGGTAGTAGAAAAGAAAGTGTTTAAAGTTGTCACTTGTGCCGCTGTCATGTGAAAAACTAAGCTTAGCATAGAAGGCGCTGCGGTTGATCGCTTGCGAACTTTTGGATAGCCCGTTTCCATTTGTGAGCGAATAGTGTTATCCGCAAAAACTTCCTGATAGCCATCGGCTATTGCTACGGGTAAAGTCCCTGGCCAGCTCATCGTCTTATGCCCCCTCTACTTATTCCAAAAACGCGCAAAGATTTGTCAAAAGAGCCTTCGGCAAAACCTCGTTTTACTTCGTCGCGAATTACTACATTTATGCTTCGGCTGCCATCTTGTCCGCGCTCTTCGCTAACTTGCGCCGCTGCCCCTGTACTTCTTTGATCAATAATATTAACTGACACTTTAGAACCCGAACCGCTAGATTCTACGCCCAAAACACCACTTGATGAGCGCTTTAATGGTAAAATTGCTTCGCTGCCAGCCTCGGCCATCAATCCCCGACTGCCTGCAAGAGCAAAGCTTGTAGGTGTTGAAACTATGCCGCCATTTGCAAAAGGTAGTAATTTACCACTCATAAAGGCATTACCTTTAGCCGATGCAATAGAAGCCGCTTTTGTATCAACTGGACTCATCAAGCCTGAAATGGAGCTAGATATAAATTCAGCAAAAGGTTTTGTCACCGCTTCACGAAAAGCTAATCTTGCAAGCTCATCGGCAATAGATTTTATTGAATCTTCAAAAGATTTTGCTTTAAATATTGCGTCTTCAAAATTGTTAGCTATGATATCGCCCGCTTTTTCAGCGGAACCTTTCATGCGTTCAAGAGCATTTGTAATTTCATTAGCCGCGGCTGGCGTTTGCTCCATTGTCGTTTTATTTTTTTCGAGTTGTTCGCCAACAACCTTTGAAGTCTCCCTAACTTTTTCATCTTTTAGCGAAAAGTCTTCTATCCACTTAGACGCTGTATCAAAATAGCTGCTTGTATTTTCTATGCTTTCAGCAATGCCTTGTTCCATGCCCGTTAGAGATTTTGCCATTGTGCCTTTTCTCATTTGAGCAATCTTTTTTTGCCGCTCTTGCTGCTCAAGCCTTGGATCTTCTACGCCTGTACCAAAACCACCACCAAAGAAAAAACCCGTTAAGCCCTTTTCGTACATTTCTTTAAATGGCATCAAAGCAATTGCTAATTCTTCAACGCCTTGAATAAAGAGGTTTAGGGCCGTTGTCATCGCTTTTGTAATTGTCAATATGCCCGTAGTTATTCCTTTAACCGCTTTTAAAATGTTAAGGGCTGCAAATTTGGAAGCTGCTGCAATGCGGTCGGCTAAATCTTTCCCTAAATTTCTTACACTGCCGTAAGAATTTTCAATGCTTTTTAAGATCTTTTCTCTTAACTGTGTGGCTATCTCTCCAATTTTTGGAAATAACTCCGCTGTCATTTGCTTGGCAATACCTCGAATTACGCCGCCAAATCTCACAAGCTCATCATTGGCATTTTCAACGGCTTTGACTTGTTTTTCTTCCAAAACAAGGCCAAAACGTTCGGCATCTTCGGAAAACTTGTTAAAAGCTTGGCTGCCGCCTTCCAAAACATTAATCATTTCGGTAGCTCTTGAACCAAAGAGCTTATAAGCGGCGGCGGTCTTAACGGCCCCTTCGGGCATTTCGTTAAACTTGTCGCCAATAAGCGACATTAAAGCCACTGAATCATTCATGACGGGCCGCAAGTCTGACGCGCTTAAACCTAAAAGCTTAAATGAATCTGCCGCCTCACCCGTGCCCTTTA